GCTGAGAAGTTACATAGTGACCCGGTGGTGAACAATCCAAGCAGAATTATGCGACTAGCAGGCACAGTCAACTATCCGAACAAAAAGAAAGAATTAGACGGCAGAGTGGTCGAATTATCCGAATTTAAGAATTTTCGAAGCGATATAAAGACCATACAGGCACTTAAAAAGTTTTTTCCATATAAGACCCACCCCGAATTTCGTATCAATTTCGATGATTTCACACAGAGAGAACGTATTGATACCGAGAACAGTATTAGGCAAATTAAGGCAGGTAATAATTGGCACGACAATATGATAAGGGTCGTAGCATCTCTTGTAGCAAGAGGTCGCACCGACTATGAAATCCACCAAGCATTATCTGATATAACTTTAAGTGGTTACACTCTCGATGACACGACAAGGGAAATTAACGTGGCTATCAAGGGTGCTCGTAGTAAGGGGTTTACAGGTACAGAAAGACAATCGATCTCCTCCCTGATTGATACTTCTGTCGATGTCCACGATATGTTTCTGCAATGGACATATGTAGACCCACTTACTCACCCTAAAAGAGAATTTTTATACGGCAATCATTATGTGAAAGATTATTATAGTGTGACTGTCGCACCTGGTGGGGTCGGTAAATCCACCCTCGTTATGACCGAAGTGCTATCAATGGTTACAGGCAAACCACTACTCGGCATTGAGCCGAACCAAAAATGCAAAGTCATGTACTTTAATGCTGAAGACCCACTCGAAGAAGTGCAAAGAAGAATCTTGGCCCTATGTCAGTATTACGAGATACCACAGGAAGATATTAGCGATCTGTATTATGGTAGTGGTCGCAGAACGAACATGACACTTATGGCAGGTAATGAGGGATTGATAAACGAGATGATGTTCCAAGAATTAGTGGACACGATAAAGAAGAATAAAATAGACCTCATCGTAATTGACCCACTTGCTGCCGTCATATCATCACAGGAAAGTGTCGAACATTTCAGAAACTTAGCAAACGAACTTGCTGCACTCGCAGACAAGGGCAACTGTTCGGTCGAACTAGTCCACCACACAAGGAAATTACAGTCCGGGCAGGAAGCAACCATTGAAGACAGTCGTGGTGGTTCATCGCTGATAGCAGGGTCTCGAAGTGGTCGTGTCTTGAGAAATATGAGCAAACGAGAGGGAGAGGAGCTCGGCATAGAGAAGTATGTCGATTACTTCAAGATAGAGCCTGCAGGTAAAAGCAACCTATCACGACCTCTTGATAAGGAGCAATGGTACAAGAAAATCGGTGTGCAAATACCAAACAGCGATTGGGTGGCCGTAGTCGAGAAATATAATGTGCCGACAGCATTTGACGGCATTAGTGTTGAGAAATGTGGTATGCTTTGGGACGCAATCAGGGCAGAAGAACGATACCTTATGTCTCATATAGCGACCAAAGAGAACGAATATAAAATATCGGTGCAGCAATTTATGGCAGAGTTTTTAGATATGGACATAGACGCACCATCGACACGCACACGCATTAGAAGTATGCTAACCACCTGGTTAAAGTCAGGTGTTTTAGTTGAGAAAGAAGTGTCATTAACTGTTGTCGAACCGAAAAGTTATAGACCGAAAACTATGGTCAAAATTATCGAAGTTGGCGACATAAAACCAGGAGTTTAAGGGAATGAGTGTTAAAATATTACAGGGAAACTGTTTAGACAAAATTAAACAATTAGATGATCTATCCATTGATTGTGTCGTATCATCACCACCATATTATGGACTTAGGGATTATGGTGTAGAGGGGCAATTCGGACTTGAACCGACCATTGCAGACTACATAGCGAATACAGTAAAGGTATTCGAAACTATGCGACCTAAATTAAAAGATACAGCTACGATATGGTGGAATGTGGGGGATAGTTATGCAATGGCTTCAATGAGAGGAAAGAACAGCTCCTTTAAAAACATAGACCAAAGTCATACAGGTATAACAAATGTCGAAAGAAAACTAACCGATAATTATAAAGCTAAAGACCTAATGATGATACCCAACAGAGTTGCAATCGCTTTGCAAGATGCAGGGTGGTATATTCGTTCTGAAATTATATGGCATAAACCTAATCCTATGCCTGAAAGTGTTAAGGATAGACCGACTTCAGCACACGAAAAGATATGGTTGATTACTAAAAATAAGAAGTATTATTACGATGCTGAGGCGATTAAAGAAGATGCGAAATATTATGGAGTTGATAAGAGAAGTGATAAGGGTAATCTTCGATACGAGGGCAAGAGAACCGAAAATAATCAATCAATGGCTCAACAGTCATTCGTTACTATAAATCAGAAGAAAAACAAAAGAAACGTTTGGACAGTTACTACCAAACCATGCAAACACGCACATTTTGCTACATTTCCTAAAGACTTAATTGAGCCTTGTATCTTGGCAGGGTGTCCTGAGAAAGTTTGCTCTGATTGTGGAACTCCATACATAAGAATTATGGAGAGAGAGAATGTAATGGAAGTAGATAGGGGAAAAAGAAGTGGCCATGATGACAGAAAAATAGGTGGTGTACTCAATAAACATAATATAGAAAATCCTTTTGTGGATAAGGGAATGGCGAAACAATGTAAGTGCCTTACAGATGACACCAAAACAGGAACAGTTTTAGACCCATTTGGTGGTAGTGGAACAGTCGGAATTGTTGCTGAAAATAACAATAGAAATTCTGTTTTAATAGAGTTAAATGACGATTATATTGACATCATGAACAGACGATTTGAAGACGAAATTATGGAGAAAAATTTGCTATGAATAAATTACGAATATTATCATTGGGAGCAGGAGTGCAGAGCTCAACATTGGCATTAATGATCGAGAATGGAGAGTTACCAAAAGTAGATTGTGCTATATTTGCAGATACTATGGCAGAGCCGAAAGAAGTTATGGAACACCTAGAGTGGCTGCAGTCCCAACTGTCATATCCTGTATATATAATTAGTAAAGGAGACCTCACACAAGACACCATAGACGTTGTAGAGGGCAAAAGCAGATTTCAGTATGTTGAGATACCTTTTTACACCAAAAATGCCCTGACAGGCAAAAAAGGACTCTTACAAAGGCAATGCACAGGCAATTATAAGATCAGACCAATACATCAGAAGATTAGAGACCTATTAGGACTTAAAAAAGGAGAAAAACGCAAAAAAGGTACAGAGGTGGAGTTGCTTATGGGAATATCTACTGATGAGATAGTAAGAATGAAAGAAAACCACATTACTTGGGTAAAAAACGTCTTTCCATTGGTCGAGAAAAATATGAGCAGAGCAGACTGCATAGAGTGGTTTGGGCAGCGATACAACAGAAAATTGCCTCGATCTGCTTGTATATACTGCCCATACAAGACTAATAAAGAATGGACAATGCTAAAGAATGAGTACCCTGAAGAATGGGATAAAGCAGTTGCATTTGACGACAAAATTAGGACAGGAACAAAGACTGATGATGAGATATTTGTGCACCGATCTTGCACACCATTAAGGACTGCAATATTGGAAGAAGATGACAAAAATCAGTATAGTTTATTGGACGAATGTGATGGAATGTGTGGGGTATAAAAAGTATGTATGAAAGAAAAAAGGGGTTAATTTCTTACATACATATATTGTGCCAAAGTATGTTATTTATGGTATGTATGGAAGACCCCTATAAGGGTCTTACATATCATACATACATACATATGCGTTTGAACAGATGTCGTCTGTATGGACGAATTTCGTGCATATGGGGTGTTTAGAAAAATGATGGAAACAGAAGATTTTTTTGGTAAGGGTTATGTGGGTTATCAGGCATATCAGAGCCATCGGTTTTATCGGTATATTTTGGACTATGTGAACAAGCAGCGAGAGCTTGATGATTTGTTTGGGGTGTTTGGCTATTTGGATTTGGTAGGTGAAGAAATTGCAGAGAGGTTCAGGCAGGCATTATATAAGTTCCAAGTAACTATCCAAATGTATGAGAAAAATAAAGACGCAGAAAAAGAAATAAAAAACCGGGCAGAGATATGTATGAGAGGTCTCGATGCGATAGCTAATGAGATTAGAGAAAAGAATTTATGGCCTAGTGCTGATACATGGATATATGAGAAAGATGGAGAAAAAGTTTTTGGTGTTGTAAAGAGTCGTGATGATTTGCAGGTGGCGAAAGCAACGAATAAAGATGTTAAGGAATTTTATACGTTGCACGAATTATATCTTATGCTGAATGATTATCAGTCTATACGCACCATTAAGAAGAAACTTAATGATAAGGATATTATGCCTGTCGTTGAGGATATTAGTAACCAAAAAGAAGATAAGGACTATTTTGATGAAGAAGTACCATTTTAAACCTTATGATGAAAGTAAAGCACCTCATACTTTCCTCGTACAAGCTGAAACTATATTGAGAATGAGAGGTAAGGAATATGGACATTTCCTTGACCTTTTTAACAATACTTCACAAAGAATGAGTATGGCACTTGGCAAAGAAGTATCTCCATATGATGTAGCAAGACTTATGATTGAGTTGAAGTTGAGTCGTTTAGATCAAGGAGAATATAAAGAAGATACTATTATAGACTTGATTAATTACGCAGCTTTATTGGGTAGTATTAAATCCCATATGGAAGTTACAAAAGATAATAGTATCGGCAGTATTGATATCAATGAGATTATGAACAAAACACCAGGTGTATAATGGCTAAAGTAAAATCTGATTATGGCGAAGATATTCGTATAAAAGGCGAGGACGAATATCGAGAGGAGAGTATCAGTATTACTGCAGGCAGTCAAAAGAGAAGACGTATACTCACGCAGACTAGTATTGATCGATATTATCAAAGAGGACTTATAACTGCTGCTCAATATAATACGGCTATATATGTATATGCCTTATATAGAAAGTCTGAAAAGAGGATTACGTCTTCTTATAATCCTGACGCAGCTCTTATGACCTCTAATATAGATGATAAGAATATGGCAGGGTTTTGCGACTATATGGATATTGTAAAAGTGTTGCCGAGTAAGTTATTTAATATCGTGCAGCATATAGTCATATATGGTTTCTCGGCTAACGAATTTGATAAACAATACGACAATAAAAGAAAAACCTTAAATGAATTGAGACTTGCCCTCGATATGCTATCTGACCATTTTGGTGTTTATTAATGCCACGCGCTAGATCGTATATGGACTTTAGTAATTATGAAGTAAAAATTATTAAAGGCCTATATGCAGTTTATAAAATGTATAATGGCAATATAAGGGTTAATTTAAAAGATCATATAGAGGTTATAAACGAGGATATATATATCACTAATCTCAATAAATTATCTCATATACAGATCATTCAACAAGTAATGCTACACACTAAATATTTATTTCAAATTAGATTAGAGGGTTATGAGGTGGATATTATTCAATCAATTATCAAGTTAAGATGATTTTAAGAGGGTATGAGT